CACCGCCACCCACAACCGAGGACAATCCGCTTACCAGACCATTGACCAGATTGCTCGTGGTCTGTGCCTGTACCTCGGCATCGAAGCTAGTCGGTAGCGCCGTTTGCATATCGGATGCAAGGCCAGACATGACGCCGTTGATTTCCTTGCTCATGTCCTCGGCAGCCTTGACGGCTTCGCTGCCATTGGCGTTGATGGAGCCAGCAAGGCCATCCACCAACATCTGACCAATCCAAGCCATCTCCTTCGAGGGAGAGGCAATGCCGAAGAAGTCACAGATACCGTCCCAGATGGAGGAAATCCACCCGGAAACCTTGTCCCAGAGCCATCCGGCCAGAGACTGAATGCCCTGCCACAGACCCTTTACGATATTGGCGCCAATTTCCACGATTTTATACATGAGGCTGCCGAAAGCAGACACGATGCCGTTGATAATCTGCGGAACGGCCTTCACGATTTCCACAATGATGGTGGGAAGATTTTCGATAAGGGACACGAACAGCTGAACGCCAGCCGTGATAATCTGATCGAGGTTACCGAGCACTGCGTCAACGATACCTCCGATGATTTGGGGAATGGCTGCGACTATGGTGGTGATGATTTCAGGCAATGCCTGGATAAGGGCCACCAGGAGATCGATGCCTGCCTGAATGATGAGCGGCAGGCCTTCCAAAACGGCAGTGATGATGCCGTTGATAATCTCGGGGATTGCCGCCACAATGGCTGCGATAATCTCCGGGAGGGCTGCGACCAACGAGGTCAGCAGCTGTATGCCAGCGTCAATAATCTGAGGAATGGCGCTGATGATAAACTCCACAATAGCAATGATGATGGCGGGCAAAGCTGCAACGAGTTGCGGAATCGCAGCGAGGAGACCTTGCACCAGGCCCATAATCAGCTGAAGGGCTGCATCGAGAATGAGCGGCAGGCTCTCAATAAGGCCAGTCACAATGGTAATTACAGCCTGAACAGCGGCGGGGATTAACTGTGGCAGAGCCTCGCCGAGACCGCTTACCAGAGCGGTAATCAGCTGAATGGCGGCATCGATGACGAGCGGGAGGTTTTCAATCACCGCATTCACGATGGTCATCACAGCTTCAATGGCCGCCGGTATCAGTTCCGGCAACAGTGCCACAATGGTTGCAAGCACCTGTTCAAAGAGAGTGGTTACCGTCTCAAGCAGCAGTGGGAGCATGTCGCCGATGGCCTTCAAGATGGCATCTGTAGCTGTGGGGAGCGCCTTAACGATGTTCTCCAGGATGGGGATAACATTATCCACCACAGCCTGGAACGCATCGACCATGTTCTCTGTCAGATTCTGCATGTCGGCGTCGGCATTACCGAGGCCAGCAACGAAGGAAGATACAGAAGCCTTCAGAAGGCCGATGGAGCCGGAGATAGTCTGGGTGGACTCTCTGGCAAAGTTACCCGCATACTGCGTGGTGTTCTCCAAAAACATCTGCATGGCCATTTCAGCCTTTTCGGCCTGCGTGGCCTCGTTCCAACAGAAGTCCAGTTCCTTTGCCAGAGCGTAGGCTTCAATGTTGGTGGCGTTCATGGCAACACCCAGGTTGTCCATCATGGTGAAGTTACCCTTTGCAGCACCAGCAACGGACTCCATAGCCATGCTCATGTCGATGCCCATGACCGAAGCCATGTCGGCAGCTCTCTGCATGGCCTGGGTGGTCAAATCCAGGCTCTTCTGCTGATCCAGGCCACTGCCCTGGAACAACGCACCCATCTTATTTGCGGTGGCCAGATACTCGCTTTGGGAAAGGCCGAGGTTCTTGTAGGCCTCCTCGCCAATCTTCTGGATGGAAGCGGCATACTCGCCGAACACGGCCTCCGAGCCGCCGAGGTTCTGTTCCAACTCACCGAACTGCTGAACGACCTCGGTGCCCAACTTGACGGCGGCAGCACCGGCGGCAACGACAACCGCACCCATCGCAGTGCCCACACCTTTGAGGACACTACCGAAATTTTCAAACTTGCCGCTGTTATCCTCGGCGGATTCGCCGGCTTCATCGAGACCTGCACGCAAACGGGCGGCTTGGGTCTCGTTGTCATCCATTTCGCGCTCCATATCGTTGAGGGCAGCTTGCGCATTATTCAGCTGAATCTGCCATGCCTGAGTGCGCTTATCGTTTTCGCCAAAGGATGTAGCGGCATTATCCAATGCCTGTTTGAGGGTTTCAATCTTCGCCTTTTGGGCTTCGATTTCCTTACTCAGCACCTGGTTTCGGGCTGTGAGGGATTCAACGGAAGTCTCGTTCTTTCCGAACTGGGACTGCACCAGTTTCATTTCGGAGCCCAGAACCTTGAAGGAGGAGTTAATGTCAGAGAGGGCCTTTTTAAATTCCTTTTCGCCCTCCAGACCAATTTTCAGGCCAAAATCATCTGCCATGTCTCCACCTCCTTACACGCCGTCCGGGATGATTTCGTCAATGTAGTGTTCAACCTTGGGCTTTGCCAAACCGTGGAACTGTTTGTGGCATTCCCATAGGTCGAGGAGCAAGCCAAACGGCATCAGCCAAACCTCATCCATTGTCAGATGAAGCTGACTGATGCCGTAGTACAAAAGGCGAGTAAACAGCTCCTCTGTGCTTACTCGGCTGCCTCGTTTTTTGTGTCGGCCTCGCTGACAACATTGCGCTGGATGCCCTTGTTCAGAGCCTCCATGATGGCATCCTTGTAGTCGGACAGGTCGATGGGGTTGGTGAACAACTCCATTTCCTCGGGGGTCAGCAGGGGCTTCTGTTCCTCCGGGTTGCGGTAATTGTGGATGAGGATGGGCTGATTGGCCATGAGGGTGATGAGCCAGATGATTTCATCGATGGCCTGCTCGAAGTTCTCACCCTTCATCAGCTTGTCGCCCAGGTTATCCAGGCCGCCGTACCGGGCAGCGATTTCCTTGGTGGCTCTGGTGGTCAGGAGCAGTTCGTACTCCATCTCAGAGACCTTAATCTTCGCAGAACGAGAGTTGGGCATATTCGTTTACCTCCTTAAGCAGAATAGGAAGGCTCATAGACTTCCTGGTACCAGTTGGTGATGGTATCGGCAGACACGGCAGTGTCGCCCTCAGTGGCCTCCGCCTTCCAGGGGTGCTTGCCCTCGGCGTCAACCTTGTTGCGACGCAGAACCGTGCCCTCAACGGTGGGGGTAGAGAAAGTGATGCTGTCGCCCTTGGTGGCGAGGTTGGTGGCGGGGATTCCGAACTTGACGCGGTACAGCCAGTAGTACTTGTACTTGCCGTTTGCCTTCTTGGCACGGAAGCCGATGGCAACGGGTGCGCCGCCGTCTTCGCTGCGAGAGATAACGACGCCGTTGGCATCAATCGAGGAGCCGGTCAGGTCGGATGCGACCGCAGCGCCGATATCGTCAATGCCCAGAGACAGGGTGCCGCTCTTGAACTCCTTGACGATTTCCGCAGCGCCGTCATCGGCGTACAGGGTCGCTTCAGCCAGTTCCACAGAAAGGTCAGCGGAGATGGCCTTGGCAAGTTGTGCCGGGGTGGCATAGGTTTCATCGCCAGTCTCACTCTCGGTGATTTTGGCGTAATACAGCTTATCGAGACCGATAGTAGCCATAAGTCATTCCTCCATTTCATAGTGTTTGGCCACATCAACCACATAGTGGTGGTAGCCAGTTTCAGTTTCGTAGCCGTTGTAGCGCCGGTCGGTGATTGTGAAATCTGCCGCCAGGAGGGCGCGTACAACGGCTTTTTTGGCAGATGTGTAGTTCCCCTTCGAGAAGAGCGAAATACGAGCTTCCTGCACTTCCGTACCAGGGCTGTTATCTGCGTACAATTCAAAGGTGTCTGTCATCGGAACGACCACGATATACTGATCGGGCGCGGCCTCCGTAAACACACCAGTTTCCATAGGGATGGAGAGCGGCGTCAAAGCCAGTTGCAAATCTGCAAGAACGCTCATAGCTTTTTGACCTCCTCCTCAAACTTCTGCTGCATGACCGCCACGCACTCCTTCTTAGCCGCCGACTTGGCGGGTTTGAGGAAAGGTTTTGCTGGCTGACCATGCTTTCCATATTCCAGGACATTCGCAACCATAGCGTTGCTTTTGCCATCCGCACGAGGCTCGGCAAAGCCAACCTTGATGTCGTGATTGCCCTTGGCGTTCAACTTAACCGGGGATAGACCGAGAGAACTTTCCAGTTCACCTGTGGAGCGGCTTGGATACTTGGTTCCGCTACCCACCACAGCTGACAGGTGGCTGCGGACTTTGGCAAGGGCAACCTCACCGCCCGCCTCAAGCACCTGTTCGGCAACGGAATCGAAATCGCTGCCCAGTCTGGAAATCTTCAGCAGGAAATCCTCCGGCATTTTTACATCAACCTTTGCCAACCGTGCTCACCACTTTCTTAGCCAGCACCTCGGTGTACATACCGCGTCCTTTCACATCCTCGACCGAGGTGATTTCAAACCGCTCGTCATCGCAGACAACAAAACAGTCTGTGGACACCTCCAAGCCAGGTACAGTGCGGAAACGGAAAAGATCTGTCGCCTCGGAAAAAGCAGCGAGGTTAGCCCATCGCTGACTGCCGTGGCGACCTTCTCTGTAAACACGAACAGAAGCGAGGGTTACCTCCTGTGTGGTGGCAAATCCCTCGCTGTCTTTCGTCTTCTCGATTGCTTTAATCTCGGCAAAGCGGTTCATTTTCCCGAAGCTCATGGTCACACCTTCCATTCCCGGTCAAGCCGGAGCAGCAGATTGACAGTCTGCCAAACCTGCTGTCCAGCCTGAACATTGTCCGAGAAGAAACCGCCGGTGCTGCCGTCCCTCGACTCGTAGAAGTGGGACGACAGCATAATGACGGCCTGTTCGGTAGTGGGAGGCATTTCCTTCTCACTGTAGGTGCCTGCCGGGATGTGCTGGTAGCTTTCGGCGTAGGACACGGCGGCGGTAATGTAGCTTTCAAGCAGGGCGTCATCCACGTCATGGTCGAGGAT